ATAGCTTATAGTTGCGAGCGTTTTTAATACTTAACAATTACGCATAGAATCCACACGGATTTTCGTGGTCACACGAATCACTTAGCTCATAAGTTAGGTCGTCAGTTCAAATTAATTCGTTACTTGACCTATTCCACAAGTCACGATAAAAGAATGGATTTCAATTGGATTGATAAAAATGGTAATGAAACTAAACTTTCTTCGCTTGATCTTGACCTTCGTATTAAGCTTCTTGAAGATCGTTTTTTTGGGTACACGTTTACCATTCATCGGTATGATAAAGGTTTGTTGAAATCGGATGATGATATGTATGTTGAAGCATTTGCCCATATATCGTCTAAATGGATCCTTATAGACCATGCCGAGATTATGAAGCATTCTGGTGATCCAGCGTATTTAGAGTCCATTATTCGTATTGAGCTTACGAAGCCCTCCAATCAAAGAGGGGGTTTTTCTCTTTTTCCATGTATTCGTGTTCCTGCTGAGCGTGAACTTCCAGTTCCTCCAAAAGAACTAATTAGTGCTTATCGCACTTGGGACATATCGTATTGGCGGTCCCAAGGTATATTATTGTACTCTTTTGATTGGGCGTCTGTATGGAAGGAGATACGTATAGGTGATGAAGTTGTTTATTCTGGACTTTCTTGGGAGAATTATGGCTATCTTAATGGTCAAGATTCATATGGTAATAATACTCCCCCTTCACTTAAAATATTGTGCATGCGAGTTAGGTCTTGGACTAATCTTGCATTTGCAGGTGATAAAGATGGTCCTTATTCTGTCCATACTGTTTCTAATCTGTATCCTAGAAAATTGCCTATGATGATTGATCGATTTGATAAACCAACTAGATTCATAACTCAGAATATGAAATCCTTGGAATATCTTTTTCCTAGTGCTTTGGATATGTTGTATGATGCTCTTGGTACTCGACCAGCTTTTTCAACTCAAGTGTGGGATTTTGATGATGCACGTGATGCAGCTTTTCAAGATGTTCGTAAAGATACTGCTGCAGGGTTACGAAATGGTCCTAGACTTGAGAAAGTTACTGAAGGAGGTTTGCGTGTTATAGCTAGTGCTACTGGAAAGAAAATGGAACATATTCCTTATGCTCTTAAGGAAATTAATGATCTTAGGGAAAAACTAATAGATGATCCTAAATATGTTCCTCAAGACGTTGGTGCTCAAGTATCGCTTAAGGATGAAGCCTTTAATAAATGGGGAATGGATAAAGCATCTAGGTTATTGTTGTGGGCTAAACTTCGACCGTTTTATATTCTTTCTCTTTTTCAGTACATTATGGCTTCTATGTTACTTAAGTATCGACAAACTATCGAACGAGGTAGAGTTATCAAAATTGGAATTAACTTTTGGTTTGGTGGTGCTATGGCATTGGCTATGTCTCTTGGATTTGATGATCCCAATATGATATTTGAGGATGGTGATTTTAAACATCTTGATGCTACTATTCATATGATTTTACTTATGCTTTATGTCACCCAGGCTTCTGTTTATTTTAATTGGAAAGGTATGACTTCTGTTAATGTTATGCTTCTTAAAGCCTTTCTTAGAATTTGTGCAGAACGTTTGTCTATAAAAGTGACTCATTTATTTGGTACAATATGGAGAGTAATTTACGGTGGTATGCCTTCCGGTGCCTATGAGACGTCCCATGGTGATTCGTGGATAGTTGCTTTTTTATATTTTCTTTATGTTCGTCAAGTTATGGAGCGACATCCTGAGCGTATTGAACAGATTAAGAGATTGTTTCACTGGTTTAGATGTGGTATAATTGTGTATGGTGATGATCATATTCTCTACACTCATTCTGATATTCATGATATAATCAATGAGACTGGTTTTGCCTTGTTTGTTTCTGAGTTTTGGGGAATGAAAATTCGGGACATTCATCGTGCTCGTTTTCTTACTGTTCCTAATCCGTATTCTGGTGAAATTGTTGATGAAGGTATTATTTTTCTTAAGCGTTATTTTGTTAATAGAACTACAGTTTTTACTGATGAACAAATATCTAATCACAAAATCTCACTAGTTTTACCGTATCGTCCTTTAGGTTCTCTTGTAATGAAACTTGCCTATGGTAAAGCCAGTGAAAAATCAATAGTTGAGTATGTTGTATCTTCAATAGGTATGGCCTATGATACTCAAGGTACAAATCGTATTGCATACGAGTTTTGTAGACACATCTATCGTAATTTATCCCGTCACATAGAAGGTAAAATACATTTTATATTGCGTGAATTTATGGATAAAATTAAAGCTGAAGGTAGGGATGCG